CGGTGGCCAACGCCACCGCGCAGGGAACGGTGGCCTACGCCATGCAGGCGATGGCGGGCGAATACGTGCCGATGGAGGGCGCCGCCGGCGACCTGATTGGCTTTTCGCTGAACCTCTCGGCAACCAACAGTTTGCAGCGCGGCCAGATCCTGCTCCACACGTCGTCGGTCACCAGCAGCGGCTCGAGTTCGAACCTGAACGCGGGCTCCGCCAGCAGTCAGGTGACCGCCTACCTGCACGTGTTTTCGGCAGACGGGGCCACCCCGACGCTGGACGTGGACGTGGAATCGGACAGCGCGGACGACTTCACAGGCAGCGAGACCACCGTGATCAGTTTCACACAGGCCACTGGCCGGACTTCCGAGCGCAAGACGGCGAGCTCGACTTCCGACACCTGGTGGCGCGTCAACTACACCATCGGGGGAACAAGCCCCGACTTCGGCTTCGCCGTCATTCTGGTACTGGAGTAAATCATGGCCACGGCAATTCTCGACAATGCGTTCGTGGAGTTCGACAGCAACGATCTGTCGTCCTACGTTCGATCCGTCACGCTCACCTACGAGGCCGAGTCTCAGGACGAAACCGCGATGGGCGACGACACCCGCATCGCCATCGGGGGGCTGAAAAACTGGTCGGCCGAGGTGGAACTCAATCAGGACTTCGGCTCGTCCGCACTGGACTCGATCGTGTTCTCGCTGGTCGGCACGACCGGCACGCTCAAGATCCGCGAGGACAGCGGGGCCGTAAGCACCAGCAACCCCGAGTACAGCGGCACCGCGCTGCTGACCTCGTACCCGCCCTTCGGCAATGCGGTGGGTGATCTTGCGACGACCTCGCTGTCGTTCACCTCCGCGGGCACGCTCAGCCGGTCTACCTCGTGATGGCGGGCGAGAACGAGCGCGTCACGTTGTCCGATGGTCAGGTGGTCGAGGTACGCCCGCCGACTGCGCGGGAATACTTCGGGGCGCAGAACGTCTCCGAACGGGCAGAGGACCAGGACGCCAGCCTGATCTGCGCTTGCGCGCTGGACGAAAAGGGCAATCAGGTATTCACGCCAGAGAGCGCGATGGAACTGCCGCTGCCGGACTACATGCGTGTGTACAGGGCGGTGATCCGTGCCTGTCGCGTCGACGACGAGGGCGCCGAAAAAAACTAGCCAGCGGGACACCGCGACGGTTCCTGTTCGACCTGTGCCGTGAACTCGGTGGCATGACCGTCGCCGAACTCGAGGCCCGGATCACCATGCGGGAACTGGCCGAGTGGGTAGCGGTGTCCCGGCTGGAGCGTGACGAGCGAGAGGAACGCGAACGCACGCAGCGCGTCGCATACAACGCAGAGCAGAATCGGAGTCGGTGATGGCGGTAGGAGGTGGGCGCGCAGCCGCTGGAAAGCAGTTTCGGATGCAGGGGCTGTCCCGGTTGCAGCGCTCCCTGGATCAACTCCCGAATCGCCTGCGTGAGACCGCGCTCAAGAACGCCTCTGCTGCGGGTGCCCGGGTTATCAGGAACGAGGCGAAGCAGCGCGTTCCTGTGGAGACCGGGCAGCTCCGCAAGAACATCGTGGTCGCTCGGACCATCAAGCAGAAGGGGCGCAAGCGCCGAATCCGTGGTGCGGTGTTTGTAGGCATTCGCGGCGCGGCGCGGTCCTACGCGCATCTGGTCGAGTTCGGCACATCGAAGCTATCGGCCCGCCCGTTTCTCCGGCCAGCATTGGACCAGAAGGCCCCCGAAGCCCTGCGGGCCATTGCCGAAAAGCTGGCGAAGGAAATCGACAAGCAGGCGCGGCGGCTGACCGGCTGGAAGTCCGCGAAACAGATCAAGCGACTGACGAGGTAGGACGATGGCTGATATTGGAGGGCTGGTAGCTGATGTTGGGCTTAACGTAGCCGGTCTGCGCTCGGACATCGGCAAGGCAACCCGGGAGCTGCAACGCGGCACGAACCGCATGAACCGCCACCTCGGGTCGCTCCGCAAGAGTGTCGACCGGGCGATCGGTGGATTCAAGGGGCTCGTCGGCGTTGTCGGCGCGGTCGGCTTCGCGCGGATGATGCAGCAGTCGATTGCGGCCACCGCGGCGCTCGACGAACAAGCGGATGCCGCGAACGTAAACGTCGAGAAGTTCCAGGAACTGACCAAGGCGTTTTCCGACATGGCGGGGGTGACGGAGAGCATCACCGCTGGTGGTTTGCGCCGATTCAACCGTCGGCTTGGCCTCGCACGACAAGGCACCGGGGCGGCGGTAAAAACCCTCGAACGCCTGAACATCTCGCTCCGGCAGGACACCACGAGCGCGCTTGATGAAGCCGTCCGCAAGATCGCGGCGATGGACAGCGCCACGGACCAGGCGGCGGCCGCATCTCAGTTGTTCGGCGAGGATGCGGGGCCGAAAATGGCGGCCGCGCTCGCACAGGGTAAGGATGCGCTCGACAAGACGATCCGGAAGCTGCGCGAGCAGGGCCGGATCATGTCGGAGGAGACGGCCTCGGACGCCCGCAAGCTCAATGATCGCTACAACGAACTGACCGACACGCTTCAGACGAAGTTCCGCCGGGCGGTTCTCGGGTCGATCGGGCTGATTGAGAAGCTCGGCACGGCGATGGCTCATGCCTTCAGCGACGAAAGCATGACTCCGTTCGATGAGCAGATCGAGGCGACGAGGAAGCGTCTGGCGCAGCTCGAGAAAATCACGTTCAAGGGCGACGAGACGGTCAAGCGAATCAAGTTCCTGCGCGCCGAGTTGGAACGCCTGAAGCGGGCACAGCTGGAATTGCTCACGAGCGGCGGAGGCACCGCCGAAGGCACGGCGCGTTCAGGTCCGCCGGCGATTCTAAAGAAGATCGACGCCCAGCGCGCCAAGATGACCTCGCAGGCCGGATTGACTCGGGGCGGCAACCCGCTCGAGGCGTTCGGGGATGGTGCCCGTCGAGCGAATCGGGAGATGAGTCAGAGCTTGCGGCTGCTGGACCGCATAGACGACCAGGTGCGGCGCACCGAGAAGTCCGGTCTGGACTTCGGCTTCACGTTCCAGTCGGCGTTCGAGGACGCGATCATCAAGGGCCGCAAGCTCGGCGATGTGTTCAAGGGCCTGGCGGACGACATCCAGCGCATCATCCTTCGCCAGACGATCACGCAGCCGCTGGGCAACGCGGTTTCGGGCTTTGTTTCCAGCATGTTCAGTGGTTCGACGCCCTCGGGCCTGGCGGGAACGGGCGGCAGCGCGGGCCCGGTCGCGGCTTTTGCCGGTGGTGGGTTTACCGGTTCCGGCCCCCGATCCGGGGGCATGGATGGAAAGGGCGGATTTCCGGCGATCCTGCACCCGAACGAGACCGTTGTGGACCACCGCAAGGGAGGCGGAGGCACGACCGTCAACATCATCAACGAGGGTGGCCCCGAGCCGGAAGTCTCGCGCCGCAGCGGCCCCGGAGGTGACGTGGTGGACGTTGTAATCCCCGCAATCAACCGTGCGATCCAGTCCGGCGGTGTCGACGGGACCATGCGCAAGCGATTCGGCCTCACTCCGAGCGCGCGGAGCCGCTGATGGCTTCACAGACGTGGCCGGGCGGTCTGCCGCAGGACATTTTGCAGGGAACCTACACCGAGCAGCCGCCGGACGTGGTGGTGCGCACGGAAATGTCCGCCGGGCCGGCCAAGGTGCGCCGCCGTGCCACTGCGGGCGTGCGCCCCGTTTCCGGCCGCATCCGGGTGACGAAGTCGGAGGTGGCCACGTTCGACACCTTCTTCGACAGCACCCTGAAGGGCGGGGCGCTCCGTTTCGACTGGAAAAACCCGCGCACCGGTACTTCCAAGGAGTTGCGCTTTACCGGGCGGCCGGAGTACGCGGCGCTGTCGGATGACCTGTTCGAGATCACGCTGCCGCTGGAAATCCTGCCGTGAGCCGCACCCTTTCCAGTGCGCTGCTGCAGGCGATCAACGCGGAGGAGACCGGCGACGCGATCCTGTTTCTGGTCAAGATCGATCACGCGAACCTGGCGTCGCCGATCCGGGTGACCAGCGACGGGGTGGACACGACCAGCAACGGCAACACGTTCACGGCCTGTCCGTTCGAGTTCCAGGCGGCGGCGGAGGAGGACGAGACCGAGATGGTCGCGACCCTGCGCGTGGACAACGTGGACCGGGAGATCGTGTCGGCGGTTCGCAGTATTTCGACGCCGGCGAGCGTGACCGTGCAAGTGGTGCGGGCGGCGGACCCGGACATGGTCGAGGTCGAGTGGCCGGATTTCGATCTGATCAATGCCGAGTACGACATGCTGAAGGTCAGCGGCAAGATCAGCGTCGAGAGCTGGACCCAGGAGCCGTACCCGGCCGACAAGTTCGATCCGGCCCGTTTCCCCGGTCAGTTCTGAGGTGGTCGACGTGGACCGATACATCGAGGTCCCGTTCCTCGAGGGCGGTCGCGATCTCGACGGCTGGGACTGCTACGGCCTGTGCTGGTATGTCGCGGCCGAGGCGTTCGGCCGGGCGCTGCCGACGTACTCGGGCCGGTACACGACGCCGCTCGATTACCGGGAGTTGCGCCGCCTGGTCGATAGCGAGCGCACCACGAGCTGGCGCGACATCCCGCTGGGGTCGGAGCAGCCCGGCGACGTGATGGTGTTGCGCACGCGGGGCCTGCCGATCCATGTCGGCCTGGTGATCGGAGAGGGCCGCATCCTGCATTGCGAGCGCTCGGTGGGCACCGTGGTGGAGCGGTATACCGGCCTGATGTGGGCACGGCGGATCCTGGGGGTGCATCGGTATGGCGATTGATGTCTATGCCTGCCCGCACCCGTTCCGGGCCGCGCGCACTCACCATACGGTCGAGCCCGGCCTGACGTTGGCCGAGATCCTTGAGTCGGCCCAGCCGGATCCGGTCCTGCGCCGTCACGCGCTGATCATGGTCGGCGACCGGGCGGTTCCTGCAGATCTCTGGCCGCAGGTCCGCCCGAAGGAGGGCGCGGCGGTCGCGATCCGGGTAATCCCGCATGGCGGTGACGACAAGAGCCCGCTGCGCACGATCCTGACGATCGCGGTCACGGTGGTGTCGGGCGGGATCGCAAGTGGCGCGATCAGTCTCGGACTGAGTTCCACGGGGGCCCTGGTCGCCGGCGCCGCCACCACGATGGTCGGACGCCTGCTGGTCGATTCCATCGCCCCGCCCCCGGTGCCGGATCTCGGCGGCGGCATCGAGGCAGATGCCCAGCGCCCCAGCATCCAGAACGCGCGCAACCAGGCTCGGCCCTACCAGCCCGTGTGGCGCACGTTCGGCACGGACCGAATCGTCCCCCCGCTGGCCGCCAAGCCCTTCACCGAAGTGCAGGGCCGTGACCAGTACCTGCGGCTGGCGGTGGTGTGGGGCTACGGCCCTCTGGAGATCGCGAACGTCAAGATCGGCGACACGCCCATCGAGGACTTCGACGATGTCGAGGTCAGCCACAATTTCGGCGACGGCAACGGCTGGACCAACGGCAACCGCTTCTCGAAGGACGTGGACGAACAGGCGCTGCAGGCGGCCCTGACCAACTCCGGCGGCTGGGTCTCGCGGACCACCGACGAGGACGTGGACGAGATCAGCGTCGACGTGACCTGGCCGCAGGGTCTCGTGGAGTTCAGCGACGATGCGAAGAAGCTGCCGCGAACCGTCAAGATCGAGGTCCAGTACGCGCCGGCGGGCACCAGCAACTGGTCCGCCTCGAAAAGCGGCGAGGCCGTGTCGGCCACGCAGGTCACGCTTTCGTCGACACAGCAATTCCCGAGAGTCCGGCGCAAGGACCTGATCTACGTCGATCGCCTGTCCGCCGAGGTCAAGGTGGAGCAAGGCAACCTGACCGCCTTGGGCGCAAATTTGCGCGCGCCGAGCACCCCGCGTGGCGGGGCTGCGGTGGCCGAGGTGGAGGTGCAGAACCAGTCGATCAACGCCATCGCGAACCTGGCCCGACCGGACGTCGTGTTCGGTTCCAGCAGTGACTTTCAGGTCAGCGTCAACAGCGGCCTGACGCTGGACGTGACCAGTGGCACGATCATCGGGCCTTCGATACTGGCGACCGCGCGCCGTACCTCGACCGTGCGCAAGTCGCTGTCGTTCAAGGTTCCGACCGGCCAGTACGACGTGCGCCTCAAGCGCGTCACGGCCGACAGCAGCAGCGACCAGGTGCGGGACAGTTCGGTCTGGACCGCGATGCGCTCGATCAAGCACAGCGATCCCGTGAGCATGACCGGCATCGCCCAGACCCACGTGGTGATCCGCGCGACGGACCAGCTCAACGGCGTCATCGACCGCCTCAATGGCGAGGTGACCTCGATCCTCGAGGACTACGACCAGTCCTCGTCCACATGGATCGAACGCCCCACGAACAACCCGGCCGCGGCCGTGCGCGAGATTCTGCAGGGGGCGGCCAATGCAGGCGCCGTGGCCGATGCCCGCATCGACCTGGCGCAGCTCGAGGCTTTGTCCACGCACTGCGAGGACAACGGCTTCACGTTCGATTACACCTTCGATCGCGGCTCGACCGTTCAGCGTGCGCTGCAGAAGGCCCTGTCGGTCGCACGGGCCTCGCCGACGCTGATCGACGGCAAGTGGTCCGTGGTCATCGACCAGGCCGGCAAGAGCGTCGTGCAGACCTTCACAGAGCGCTCCAGCCGCGGCTTCCGGGGCAGCAAGCGCTTCGGATACCAGCCGCATGCGCTGCGCGTGAAGTTCCGCAACGCCAACAAGGGATACCAGGACGACGAGGTAACCGTCTACGACGACGGCTACACCAGCGCCAACGCCACGCAATTCGAGGGCATGCCCACCGAGGGCATCACGGACGAGGACCAGGCGTGGAAGATGGGCCGCTACCAGATGGCGGTCAACCGTCTGCGGCCGGAGACCTACGAGCTCGACGTGGACATCGCTCACCTGGTGGCCACGCGCGGCGACCTGGTCCGCGTGCGCCACGACGTGCCGCTGTGGGGTTCGGGCGCGGGCCGCGTGAAGTCGGTGCAGACCAGCGGGGGTAACATCACCGGCGTCACGGTCGACGAGACGCTGGCGCTCACCGCCGGCACCGACTACGTCATGCGCTTCTGGTTCAACGACGGCTCCGGCGAACTACTGCGCGACATCGAGACCGTGGCAACCGACACGGAGACCAGCACGGTCACCTTCGTCACGCCGATTGCAACGGCCAGCGGCCCGGCGGCCGGCGATCAGTTCATCTTCGGCATCAAGGACCAGGAGTCTGTCAAGCTGCTGATCAAGGGCATCAGCCGCTCGGACCCGGATGGCAACGTGACCCTGACGCTGGTCGACGAAGCGCCGGCCGTACACGACGCCGACGAGAACATCCCGTCGTTCGACCCCCGCATCACCGAGCCGGAACCGTTCGACGGCAACCGCCCTCCCCAGCCAGTGGTGGACGAGATCCAGTCGGACGAGGACGTGCTGGTGGTGGGCGCGAACAGCGCGGTACAGCCGCAGATCGTGCTCACGTACTCCGTGGCCTCGTCCTCCGAGGTGCAGGCCACCAGCGTGGAGGTGCGTTACCGGGAGGCCGGCGAGGACACCGGCTATCGCTACCGCCGCGCCCCGGCCGCGGAGGCACAGATCGCCCTCGACCAGGTCGAGACAGACGCCAACTACGAGATCGACATCCGCTCGCTCAACGACGAGCGCGGCATTGCCTCGCGCTGGCGATCGGTCGAAACTGCCTACCGGGTGATCGGCACCTCGAGCACGCCGGCGGACATCGACAACCTCACGGTGCAGGCGGTCTCCAGCCTTGCCGTGCTGCGCTGGGACCGCCACGAGGACCTGGACGTGCGCGTCGGCGGGCGCATCGAGTTTCGCCACAGCAAGCGCACCAGCGGCGCCACGTGGGAGAACTCCGTCAGCATCGGGGATTCGGTCAACGGCAACGCCACCGAGGCCGTGCTGCCCCTGAAGTCCGGCACGTACCTGGCGCGCGCGGTGGACGATGGCGGGCGCAGGGGGTCGGCGGCCAGCGTGAGCACGAACGGCGCCCGGGCCGTGGCGTTCACGACCATCGACACGGTACAGGAACACCCGACATTCCCGGGCACCAACAGCAACACGATCATCGACGAAGCGCGCTCGCCGGGTGCTCTCAAGCTGACGGGGCAGGGCCTGTTCAGCAACATCCCGCTGCTGTCCGATGTCTCTTCGATCGCGGCCTACGGTGGCGTGGAACTGAGCGGCACCTACACCTTCGACACCGGCTTCGATCTCGGCTCGGTCACGGCCGTGCAGATTGAAACGCTGCTCGATGTCGTCATCGCCAGCATCAACGACAAGATCAGCGATCGCACCGAGAACATCAGCCAGTGGGAAAGCTTCAGCGGCAGCGAGGGCGCGGAAGGCAATGCCGAAATCTGGGTGCGAACGACCGACGACGACCCGAACGCATCACCAACGTGGTCCGACTGGCAGCGCATCGAGGTGGGCGAGTACGAAGCGCGCGGGTTCCAGTTCCAGTCCCGCCTGTCGGTGACAAACCCGACCTACCAGATATTCGTCGAGGAATTGCAGGCCGAGGTGAAGGAAGCGGCCTGATCGACCACTGAAACGGATCACGAAGAACCCGCCCCGGCGGGTTTTTTTGTGGAGAGAATCGATGTCACAGAACGACTTTGTCATTGCCGATGCCGATGGCGCGACCGTACTGGCCGACCTGAATGCGGCGCTGCAGGCACTGGCCAGCATTTCCAAGGGCGCATCCGCACCGGGCACCACGTACTCGGGGCAGTTGTGGTGGGACACCGGCAACAAAGTCATCAAGATCCGCAACGACGCCAACAGCGCCTGGATCTCGGTGTTCGAGTTCGACGGCACCGACCTCAAGCTGCACGCGGACGCCTACGATCCCCCGGACGCCACCGATGGCGGCACCGACACCTTCACCGCCGACCTGCGCCGCAACATCGGCAGCGACGAGACCTTCCTGGTCCACTTCCAGTCCGCCAACACCACCACCACCCCCACGCTGGAGAACACCGGCGGCAACCCGTCCGGCGGCAAGACCATCAAGCGCATGGACGGCTCCGCCCTCACCGCGATCGACATCAACGGCGTTCACCTGTGCCACTACGACGGGACCGACATCCTGCTGCTGAACTTGGGTAGCGTCTACTCCCAGTCGGAGGTGGACACCTACGCCGTCAAGGCGATGAACGATGGCGGCACGGACGCCTACACCATCGACCTCGGAACCGACCTCGCTTCTGGCGATACGTTCCTCGGGCTGGTGGATTCGGCCAATACCACGGCAACCCCGACGCTGGAGAATACGGGAGGGACTCCTGCAGGGGCGCGGAGCGTTTTCGATGTTCATGGTAATGCGTGGATCGGTATGCTGCGGAATCGCGTGCATCGGTTCCAGTGGGATGGGGCGAATATTGTTGTTCTAGACCCCGATGGTTTGCCCGCAACGGAAGGCGTTGTCGATGCCACCAACGGCGGCGCCAACGATCTCACCGCTATCGACTTCACCGGCATCGGTGCGGGGGCGAAGCGGATCACGATCTCTATGGACTCAGTATCCATGTCAGGATCAGATGACATACTGGTACAAATTGGAGACAGCGGGGGTTTTGAGACGTCTTCCTATGAAGGAACTTCTTTTCTGTTCACTGATAGTCCGGGGAATTTTGATTCCACTGGCACATCTGGATTTGTCATAAGGGTAAGTTCCGCGTCGTCGTCATTTAATGGCCTAGTGGACCTGTTTTTGAGTGATTCAAGTACAAATACATGGGTCCAAAAACATGCAGGGGAGCGATCTGACAGTCTTGTGATTTTAGGCGGCGGGAAGAAATCCTTGTCCGCCGAACTGACACAAATTCGCATCACCACGACCGGTTCCAATACCTTCGACAACGGCAACGTCAACGTGCTGGTGGAAACCTGATGAATAAGCTGATCGTTGAAAACGGCAAGCAGACAGTCCGCCCTCTCACAAGAGAGGAAATCGCTGAGCGTGAATCGTGGGTTGAGCCGGTTGATTGGCTATCCCAAATCGCCAACCGCCGCGAACGCGCCCTCAACACCACTATCACGGTATCCCTATCCGATGGCGAAACAACCGTGCCGGTCTTAGATCGCTCCATGTCACTGGCCCCGGAAGCCGCGCGCAGGGCCGAGAAGAGCCGGAACACCCGCCCTTTCCCCACCGCAGACGGCATGAAGGAACTGTCGGCGAAAGACCTGAACAAGATTGCTGACGCACTGGACGACTACGCCACGGCGGTTTGGCGCAGGGCGGGCGAACTGGAGCGCATGGTAGCTGACGGAACCATTACCGAGGACGAACTGGACAAGGGCTGGCCGTCGTGATCGCGGTTTACCTGCTCGTTGCCCTGTGGGCGTTGTGGGTTGCGTACGTGGCGACGATGCATATTCGCCGGGTGCACGAGGCGCACGGATTGACCGCCACGCAGAAGGTGATGGCCGCACCACTGGCCGTGTTCTACCTGCTCGACATCGCGCTGAACTGGCTGCCCGGCTCGCTGGTGTTTCTTGACCTGCCGGTGCAGTGGGACGAGACCATCAGCCAGCGCCTGTACCGCTACCGCTACCACCTGCCCTGGTCGAACACCCGGCACGAACGGGCGGCCCGGTGGATTCAGGAAGACCTGCTGGCGGACTTCGATCCGACCGGCAAGCACGGCGAGCCCGGCCGGAAGTAGTTGTATGTCCAAGACCGTCAGCGCCATGCAGCTCGTGCTGGTGGGCATCGCCGCTGTCAGCGGGCTGATGGCCGGCACCTGTGTGGCCGTGCGCCACATCATGAAAACCCCCGAGGCACGGTGGGCGATTGCCATCGGCTACGCCGTAATCGGCGCGGCCTTCGGTGCGCTGAGCGTCGCGCTGGGTGAGTTCGTCAACGTGCTGGACGTGAACACGGGGCGTCAGGCGATTCTGGCAGGACTCACGTTCGGGGCACTGGGCACAGTGGTCACGGCCGGCGCGAACCTCGGCTCGATCATCACCTTCAAGTGCCTCGGCATGAGCGTGCGCATCGAGCGGGACCGGGAGGATGACGATGCAGGTGATTGAACGGCACCTGCCCGAGAGTTGCTACGGGCAGCGCAGAAAGGACACCAGCCCGTTCATCACCCCCGCCGGCATCTGCGTCCACTACATCTCCGACCGCTGGGGCCACTACGGCGACGACCCGTATGACGTGGAATCGGTGCTGTCCATTCTCCGTGAATACGGCCTGTCCTACCACGCCCTGATCGACCACGACCGGACGCTGTACGAGCTGGTGCCGGTGTATCCCAAGGCGTACCGCGCCTTCCATGCCGGCAAGTCTGAATGGCACGGCCGGCCCGACTGCAACGACTTCATGCTCGGCGTCGCCCTGATGGGCATGCACGACGACACCTTCACCGACGGCCAGTACGACACCCTGGCGGAATGGACCGGGCGCATGGTCACCCGCTTTCGCACCATCCGCCCCGAAAACCTCGCCGGCCACGAGCACGTCGCACCGGGACGCAAGAAAGACCCCGGCCCGAATTTCGACTGGAACCGCTACCGAAACGCGGTGGCGGGGCTGTGGGAGCCGCGATGAACACCGATGTGCAGGTACAGGTCACCGGCGACGCCAGCGGCATCATGGCGCAGATCTGGCAGGCCGTGACTCCCGTGGTCGTCGACACCATCGACGCGGCCCTGAGCCCCGCCACCATCGCCGCCGTGCTTGTTGCATGGGCCATCACCCACGGCGTCAAGCTGTGGCTGGAGGCGTTCCGTCCGAAGATTGCCGCCCACCCCGCCCGCTATCGCTTCTGCGTCTATGCGGCCAGCGTGGTCAGCGGCGCCCTCGCCGGTCTGGCCTGCGCCCCGTGGATCGGACTCGCTGGGGCGGGCCTGGTGGCCCTGCTGAACGGCATCGTCTGGCGCGTCGTCGTGGCAATACCGATACCCTACCTCCGCCACGCGCTTACCACCCAGACCGACCGCCGGCTGATGGGGATTGAGTGATGTGGGCCAAACTCCTCCCCTACGCGATCCGGCTGGTGATGATCCTGCTGGTGGCCGTGATCGCTTTCTTCACAGGCCGATACCACTACGCCGCCAGCGCCGCAGAAGCCCGCACAGAAGCCGTACTGGAAGCCACAGCCCAAGCCGAGGCGAGGATGCAGGACGCCCTAGAACGCGCCTCTGTGCGCGCACGTGCGCATCTGGACACGGTAGAGAAGCTGCGCGCCGACCTGCGAGAGCGAGAACGGATCGTCGAGCGGTACGCCGCGAGCGAATCCGGGTCCGAAATCTGCCTGGATCCCGAGGGCATGGAGGCATGGAATGCGCTGTAGCCTCCTGCTGGCCCTGCTGCTCACCGCCTGCGGGCCCACCCACGTCACCGTCCCCGACACCAAACCCCCGCTCGTCCCCCCGCCGGCCGACGCTATGCAACCCTGCCTGCCCGACGACTACCCCCACCAGGGCGTCCTGCCCGATCTGGAGACCGGCACCAGGGGCGAAATGCTCCGGGCCGGCTCCGAGATCGCCCGTATCCTCACCCTGTGCCACGCCCGCCACGAGACCCTGCGAGACTGGATCCACGACACCCTCGAGGAACAGCGCCAACGCCCCGACTGAGGCTGTCATTACCTTGCCTTTCCCCAGCCAAATCCAGCCATTCCAGCGCCACTCCGGCGCAACCTCCACACGGTAAGTGCCTGATTACACAACGGGTATATGGCGGAGAGGGAGGGATTCGAACCCTCGATTGATCGCGGCGCAGTGCGGGTTACAGCGACCCGGTTCCCTTTTTCTCGCCTTTCCCGCCGAACTTCTCCATCGCCTTTGCCCCCGCATCCGGGGTGCCTTCGGGCAGGAATCGGTAGTAGACGCGCATCGTCACGGTCGGGTCGGTGTGGCCCATCATGGCCGCGACCCAGGGGATCGGCTCGCCGGCGGAGAGCATCATGCTGGCGAAGGTGTGGCGGAGCTGGTACGGGTAGCGGTAGCGGACCTTGGCGCGCCGGCAGGCGGGGCGGAATACGCCGGTGCGCAGTTGCTGATCGCCGGTGAAGGGTTCGCCGTTGAACGGGTACAGGAACACGAAGCCGCTCGGGTGCATCTGTGACCAGGCGCGCTGGCGCTTGAGGGCGGCGACGGCCGGGGGCAGGAGGTCGATCTCGCGCTCGGCCGCGCGGGTCTTGGTGTCTTCCGGGGCTTCGGCGGCGTAGGTCTGGCCGCGGCAGATGTGGGCTTTGTTGCGCCGCCAGTCGATGTCGTCCCACATCAGCGCGATCAGTTCCGAGGGGCGCAGTCCGGTCCAGACGGAGAACTCGATGGCGTTGCCGGCTGGCTCGCCGGCGGCGGCGATGATGGCCTGGAGTTCGTCGGTGTCGAACGGGTCGATGTGGTCGGGCCGGCGCTTGCCGGGGCCGCGGCGTTGCGGGGTCCAGCCGTAGAGCGGGTTGCTGTCGATCACTTCGTCGTCGACGGCGTCCTGTAGTGCGGCCCGGAGGATAGAAAGGACGTTGCGCAGGCGTTTGACGGACACGTCCTGCTGGTTTGCCCATTCCCGGGTGTGGCTCTTGCGCAGATCCGACAGGCGGTGATCGCCGAAGGCCGGGATCAGCACGCGGTGCACGATCTTGCGGTAGTCCTTCCAGGTGGAGGCCGCCAGTTCCGGCCGGCGGTCCTCGACCCAGCGCTCGAGGTATTCGCCGACGGTCTCGATGTCGCCCTTGCGCTCGGCGAACAGGGCGGATTTCGGGTAGTCCGGGAAGGTGACCAGCGGGTCGAAGGTGCCGCGCTCGATCGCGTCGTGGATCGCGGCCAGGTGCCGCTCGGCGCGTTTCAGGTTAGCGGGGCTGGGCTTGAGCCGGATTCGCGGGCGGGACCGGACGCCCTGGGACGTGAACGCGGTTTCGATCGTGCTGGTGCTGGCTGGCCTGACGCCTGATCCGTCTCTACCCATCCGTCCACCGCCTCCATGTTGATCTCGACCCGCCCCTGCGGGTTGTGCCGCCACTCCCTGCCATCCACCCACACGCCATCGCGGATCCGGGCCCGGATCGCGTCCTCGCTCTCCCCGCGCAGCTCGGCCGCGCGCTTCACCCTGACCCAGCGGCAAGGATAGATCACCGCGCTACCTCCTGCCCAGCGGCAGGGGCGCGGCTTTCTTGCGCCGCTTCGGCTGTGGCTTCTGCCTGCCATTGCCCTCGTAGTTGCGCCAGTCGATGGGCATCAGTGTTCTCCAAGCGGCGGCAGTTCTGCCCGCACATACCGTGTAGGCTTCCGGCCTTTCCCGCCGCACTCGCATTCGTCGTGCGGGCCCTCGAAGTCCTCGCATGTCATCGGGTCCTCGCACCACAGGCGCCCCTCCCCGGCATCGCTGCAAGGCGGCAGCAGATACAGTGTTCTGGGGTCACCCATGATCATCCCTCCCACGACGTGGCTGTACGTCCAGCCAGCGTCCCGGTTGCAGTTGTTCCATGCGCTCGACCCATGTCGCCGGCAGGTGGATGGTGATGCTCACTTCTCCGTGCCGGTTGAGTTGGCAGCGGGTGATGCGGCCGGGTTCGATGCCGAACTGGCGGCGCTGCCTGGAGGCGCGGGCGCGGCAGGCGTCGGTGGCGTAGCGGCTGCGTGGGCGGGCGCGTTGTCCGCATCCGCACTGGCAGGGTGGGTCGGTCAGATCGACAACAGGCTGGATCATGCGACGCGGACCTCCGCTTCGTGCTGGAAGTTGACGGCGACGAGGGCCTTGGCCCACTGCGGCGGCACGCTGTTGCCGACCAGGCGCACCTGCGCGGTCTTGGTCAGTGGCTTGCCGTTGACCTCGATGTCGATGCGGTAGGTGTCGGGGAAGCCGTTGGCGCGGAACAGTTCGCGCGGCTGCAGCATGCGCATGCCGATGTCGACCAGCACGTAGGCCTGCCCGTCGATCTGGATGACAACCAGTTGCAGTCGGTCCTTGCTGGTGACGGTGTGGGCCGGGCCGCGCACGTCGCACACGGAGCTGTTGCCGTAGTAGGTGGCGAGGAACGCGGAGACCAGCGCGGCGTGATTGCCGCCGGCGCAGATGGTCGGTGCCGGTTGGTCGAGTGCGGCGCTGCGCTGGTCGGCGCCGTGCTGGTTGAGCAGGTGTCCGGCGATCACGGCGTTGTGGTCCCGCGCGGTCACCGTCCCCAGCGGCGCGCGCAGGTCGCTGCCGGCGCTCTTGTAGTTGCCGTCGTAGTGCTTGGCCACGAAGGCGGCGACCAGGCTGGCGCCGTTGGCCGTGGCGGTGACGGTGGGCGCGGGGTCTTCGACGGAGCGGGTGCGCGGTTCCTGGCCGTCGCGTTCGCCGTGGCGCGGGATGAAGTACGGCGCGCACAGCAGGTGCCGGGCCTTCGAGGTCGTGGTGGTCAGGGGTTCGTCGATCGAATACTCGGCGGATGGCGAGCTCTGGTGGTCCAGCCCCACGAGGAACGGCTGCGGGCAGTCGATCACGAACCGGTGCACGCCCCGGGCGATGCGGCGCTGCGTGGCCTCGGCCAGCGGTTTGCGGCGGGTGAAGATGGACGGGCAGGGGATGGTCCAGTCGATGCACTCGGCGGCGGAACGCCATGCCTGCAGCCGGCCGCGCTTCACGCGCGGGTCGTCGGCGGGGGCGTGGGTTGGTTGCGGCCAGGTGATCGGGCGGCCGTCGCGGCGCGCAAGCACGAACAGGCGGCGGCGGATGGTCGGGGCGCCGTAGTCGCAGGCGCGCAGGATCCGGTGCTCGACCTTGTACCCGAGCCGCTCGAGCTCGCCGACCCACTGCTTGAATGTCTGGCCGCGGCGGACCTTGCAGGGCTTGTCCTCGGCGGTCAGCGGCCCCCAGTCCGCGAACTCCTCGACGTTCTCCAGCGCGATCGCCCGTGGCCGGACGCGGCGGGTCCACTTCACCACGACCCACGCCAGCCCGCGAATCTTCTTGCTCACCGGCTTGCCGCCCTTGGCCTTGCTGTGGTGGGTGCAGTCCGGCGAGGCCCACAGTAGCCCGACCGGCCGGTTGCCGGTGGCGCGCACCGGGTCGACCTTGAACACGGACTCGCAGTAGTGCTCGGTCTCGGGGTGGTTGGCGCGGTGCAGGGCGATGGCCTCGGGGTCATGGTTCACCGCCACGTCGGGACCGCGGCCGAGCGCCCAGGTGATGCCCTCGCTGGCGCCGCCCCCGCCGGCGAACAGGTCGACAACGATCTCGTGCCCGAGGTCGAGGCTGATCTGCGGGGTGCCGGTCATGCGTCCTCCGGGGCGGCCGGGTCGATGGAGTGGCCGTGGTCGGCGCTGTAGGTCAGGCCCGCGTGGGCGCGCAAATGGGATCGCCACCAGTACTTCGCGGGCCGAGGGGGCGGTGTGAACTCCTCGGCCTCCCCCAGCGCCCACCGGATCGCGGCGAGGTAGCGTTGTTCGCGGGCCTCGATGGCCAGGCTGTCCTCGCGCAGGCCGGTGATCTCGTGCTCGAGTTCGCGCACTCGTTCTTCCAGTTGCGCGTTGCGGATCCCGGCGCGCAGGAGCTTGTCCTGAAATTCGCAGCTCTGCAGGCAGTCGCTGGTGATGGCGGCGTACTGGCGCTCCGTGAGGCAGCGGGCGGTCTTGAGGGTTTCGATCCAGTGCCGGACCTGGTCGATTTCCTGCGCGACCTCGGGCTGGTCGATGAAGCCGTTGCGTCCAGTGTGGGAAAACTGCAGCACCGACACGTTGGCCTCGGCCCATTCGAGCAGTTGCGCAAGGGCGGCTTGCACGGCCGGCTTGTTGGTGCCGGCGGGGGCGCCTGTTGGGTACGCTTCGCGGCTGGGGCGGATCATGCGACTTCCCCGATGCCGTAGCGTTTCGGATCTGCCAGCGCGTCGTCGACGTTGGCGTGAATCACGTCGAATGTGAGCACCCAGACCCAGTCGTTGCGGTCCATGCGCCGTAGCTGGCCGGGCGGATGTGGATGGTGCGGCGCAGGGGGCGGATGCCTCGGAGGTCGCATTTCTGTTCGGCGACTTCGTACGCGGTAGCCTCGTCGCTGGCTGCGCAGGGCAGGCAGGCGACGCGCTTGGGCAGGCCGGTGCTGCGGTCGATGCGGTTGGTGTCGAACACGTCGGCGTACCAGGCGCGGGTGCCGTTGGGGTATTCGACCTGCTGGTCGAGGTCTGTGCGGCTCATGGGGTGGCCTCCTTCTCGTTTTCGTGTGTGGCCGGTTCGCCGTCGTCGATGGGGTGGAGCAGGTTCTCGGAAACCGTCACCTGGTGGCCGTTGTCGATCTGCACCACCCAGACGTATCCGTTAATGACATAGAGTGTCCCGGAGTGCGTGCCGACATGCCGGCCGGGGCCGAGTGGCCCGTCAATGACTGTTCCGGTTTTCAACCGGGGATCGCCGAGCCACGTGCAGCCGATCACGTTTTCGCTGGGCGTCCAGCACAGCCACACGCGGGTGCCGATGTTCAGCGAAACGCTCATGCCGACCGCTTCCCCGCGTGCTGCTCACGCCAGCGTTGCCACGCGGCGGTGATGATGGGTTGCGGGATCTCGCTTGCGAACTCGGGGCCGTCGGTGGTGATGGTGATGCGGCCGTGCGCGCGAAACGGGCTCTGGTTGGCGCCATCGTCAAGCGGTTCCGGGGCGTGCTGGCCGATGATGACGCGGGCTGTCTGGCTGTGTTCGCGGCACTCCAGCCGGGCGCGGTAGCCGTGGGCGGATGCGTCGGCCGCGAGCCTGGCGGCGATGGCGCAGTTGGTGGCGTACATCAGTCGCAGCCTCCGCGCTCTTCCCATTCGGGGTAGGAGCGCCATCCTTCCTTGCAGGCAAATCCCCATTGCCGAATACGCCAGCCGGTGATGAAGATGGTCACGGCCTCGCGCACGTCCTCGGCCATGACGATGCGGTGGCGGTCGGTCGCGCGGCGCCAGGTGATGGTGCCGGGCTCTCGCCAGATCCAGCGGTCGGGCGAGTGCTCGATGTCCGGGTCCTCGGGGATCACTTCCCAGTAGCCGCCGGCGATGACGAGGCTGATGGATGCCCAGGGGTGATCGTGTAGGGCGCGGTCGTAGTCGCTGCGGCCGAAACGGTGCAGGTAGATGTTGGGCCACCGGCTGACCATGCGCTGGAACCAGGTGCCGCCGTCCGCGCGCTTGCTCAGGCCCTCGGACCAGCCGCGCCACGGAGTGACGTACCAGCGCAGCAGGTAGTCGCCGCCGATGGGGTTGTCGGGCGGGCGGCGCTGGCTGTACCAGTCGGCCCAGCGGACGAGGATGCGGGTGATGGGGCGGGGGAGTTTCATGTCTCGCCTCCGAAGAAGCTGCGCTTGGATTTTGGGGCGTACTCTTCCGGCATCTTCCCGATCCAGAATGCGAGCATTTGTGAAAACGGAGAGACTCGATCCAGAAATGCCTCGGCCATTTTGTGGCGGTTGGCGATCATGTAGTCGCTCAGTGCCGCACTGGCAAGACCCCATATCGCAGATGCTTCGAATGGGTGTGTGAACGCCGCCCGAACGTAGGGAAGATCGCTGTTCAGGGAAACTCGAAACTCTCCTTCAATCTCCACAACACGGTGACTCTCGTTGCCGAGGCTCTCCTGGAACAGGCGGATCGGTGTAGTTGGTGACTCCTGCTCTTCGGCATCGTTTCCACCGTCCTGGCTCTTTGCTTCTCGCGCCCCCTGTCCGTTACCACCTTCCTGTTCGGTGTGGACTCGCTCACCGGCTCCATATTCGCCTTCGGTTTTTGGTAACAGACGCATGTGGCGTCCCATGTGTTCCGACATGTCTGCCAGAAATATCTCGATATTCAGCTCTTTTTCGTACTCGTCGTAACGCTCGACAAGGTGTTTGCACTTCTCTAGTGCATGCTCCAACAGTTCTTCCTTGTACGATGCAATGTCGAGCTTGTTGGCCGAAAGGCATTTTTTCCACTTGTCGTCCAGGTGAATCACCCCGTAGAAGTGAGAAGGCAGCGCTTGATCCTTCCACGGGTTGGTTTCGGCCACGATGACGCGATGGCCAAAGCAGATGAACATTCGATTGTGTCGCGCCTCCCGATCCTCCATGTGACCCACAAACAAACGGTATGGCATACCACGAAGCTGGCCTTCGAACGTGCCCGTGTCCGTAAGCTTCTTTGGCTGGTCTGGGACCACTTCGATGTGGGCCGCGTATTTTCTGCGCTGATCGTGCAATCGGATCCGCCGCCCCTGAATCAAGGCGGGTGCATAGGTTTGTCCGAGCTGCTCCGCAACCGCGCTCGTGTTCAGTCGAGGGCGGCCGGGGTGCAGTCTGTTGACGACGATCAGCGTTCCCGCCGCTCCCTTCGGTGACTTTGATCCGACGCCGTTGTAGGGTTCCAGCCAGTCGGCGTTCTTCGTCAGCGAAACCCCGCCATCCCGTGTGCGGCGCAGTGGCCAGGCAAAGACATGGCGGTGTCGTAGACCCTTGTGGATCGTGTCGACTTTCGTTCTTGCCCCGATCCAGAGCTGCGCTTGTTTTGATCCAACGCCATAGAGCCCAATGTCGCGCTTCGACAGTCGCGAGTGCCCCGCTCCGAGCTGGTTCAATTCGTTGATGTCTTCGAACCCGGCGCCGTCATCTTCGACCGTGATCGAATCTCGCTCGATGGTGATGTCAACCGTGGTTGCATTGCCGGCATCCGGCCCAAGGCTGTTGTCCACGAACTCCGACAGCGCCGCTGGCCAGCTAAGCTGGTTCTGGATGATCGAAAGGATGATGTCGATCTTCGGGGTCAGCTTACTCATCGTCCGATTCCTCCGTGATGCGGCGCAGGTCCTCGATGCTGTAACCGGAATCGGACAGCAGGTTGGCGATCTCCTGAAGCAATCGATCGGGCGGCAGCCGCAGGTAGATATCGTGTGCTTTGTCGAGGTTGCTTTCCGAAACCTTCTGCGCTGCGGGGTTCTTCTGCGATGCGGATTTGGGGCGCATGGCCGTCACCTCCCTGCGCGTGATGCCGGGATGGATTTCGTCGGCGTGCTGCTGAAGCGTTTCGTCGTCTAGGCGAGACAGCTCGTAAAGAGTTGTCCAAGAAGGCGGCAGGCGCTTTTGGTCTATGTGGCTAGCAATGCTAGCCACATTAAAACGCTGAAAAATCTGAATAAGTTGATCCGCGGTTGAACGACTGAACGGAAAAGGGTTCTCGGAGACCGGCCCATCGCGATCCTCGCCGAATGCAGCCCGCCATCCTTTCCCCTCTGGCAGCGCCGCCTTGAGCGCAGCCAAGTGCTCGCCGCACGCCATGATGGCGTTCACCGCTTGGCGGAAGGACTGCTGACAGAGCTGCGCCGTTTCCTCTATGCGCTGCTCGTCGGACCGCTCCACTGGATTCGGATTCACGTGGACTTCCAACTTGCCGCCCTTGCGACCCATCACTGCTCTCCCGATGTCATTGCGTTGCGAATGTCGGCCGGTATCAGTTCATGGCTGGGCAGCCACGCGACGGTGCGCAGGCCGCCAATGTCGCGGTCGCGCTTGCGCCAGGTGTTGACCGGGCCGCGGTGCACTAGGACTTGGCGGCCGTTGTGTTGCAGGTAGAACACGCGGCCGTCGGCGTCGGCATCGGCCGGGGTGGGGGCGCGTTCGGTGATCCACGGGGTTCGGCATTCGCCGACCAGGCGCTCGAGTTCAGCGGCGGCGCGGGTGCGCAGGGCGAGGTACAGGCCCGGTCGGCGCAGTTCGCTGATGAGATCCCGGGGGTTCATCGGCGGTCAACCGGTGCGCGCAGGTGGTCGATCACCAGAAACGCGACGCTGGCGGTGCCCACTGCGGCGATGACCGCGAGCACGGCGACGGTGACCCACTCAATGGCTCGATCCGCCGTCTGCGCAAAGCCCAGCACGATCATCCACAGCAAGCCGGCGAGGCAGGCGGCGGCGATGGTTTCCGGGTCGAGTCGTTTGCGGCTGTGCTGTTGCATGTCACCCATGGTAGACAGTTGGGGCGGAATGTCAACCATGTGGGTTTTCCCTGTTTCTGCCAGAAGCTGTTTGAGGCGGTTGCCGATGGTCATGTTCGCCATGGTAGTGGCGCGCCTGTCACCGATGGTTGACGGTGCGTGTCTACCCATGGTAGACAGTACGCATGACCACCGAGGAAGCAGTCCGGCATTTCGGCGGTGTCTCGCAGTTGGCGAAGGCGCTGAACATTGATCGTCGCTCCGTGTGGAAGTGGGGCGCGGTGCCGCCGCGCGGGAGGCAGTGCGAACTGGAAATCATGACCGGGGGCGCGCTTCGGGCAGACAAGGTTGTGGCGCAGCACGGTCCCGAAACCGAGACAGAAGCTTCGTGACCGCTGTTGGGGCCGGCGCACGGGCCGGCCCTTTTTTTCGCTGATGGAGGTTTCCATGTCCCGATCACAGCACACGGCCGGCAAGGGTGCATCGTCCAGCGGGAGACACCCGACCGCGCAGGCCGTGCTGATCGACCACCTGCAACAGGCGATGAACCGCACGGGCTTGAGCCTGGCGGACTTCGCGGAGGACTTGGCCGACGCCTACGCCGAGGCGGTGGCCGATGCGCACCGGTCGGTGCCGCTGGCGACGGACGCGGAGCCGGAGGACGCCGAGGCGTACTTCCGCTGGAAGCAGTCGCTGACGAAACAGGTGTAGCGGCTGGTGGATGGGTCGGTGCGGTTTCCGCTGGAGCTGGCGCCGGCGTGGATTTCGGCGCTGCCGAGCCCGTACTCGGAGCGCTGCCGCCACGAGTTCTGCGCGGTGTTCGGGGTGCTGCCGATCGAGACGCCGGACGGGGACACCACGGCCGAGCACATTGGCGAGGTGCTCGAGGCGGCGGGGCGCGAGTCGATCGCGGCCGGGCCGATCTTCGCTGACGGGAAGCTGACCCGGGCGGACCTGCCGCACGTCGATGCGGCGATCACGGCCCACGAGCAGAGCGCGGCCAAGTCGCTGTCGATGGCGAGCCGGTTGCGCCGGTTCCGCCGGGAGCACTCGGACGATACGGGCGGCGGTTCGCCGCTGCGCGCGGTGGAGTAGGCGCCGTGGACCCGGTCGACATGGAGCGGATGGGTTACCGGCCGGACTTGCGCTCGCAGCTCTTCTGGGCCCGCTCGCAGCACCTTCGTGACCCGATGGACCGGCTGGTGCTCTACGAGATCGTGGCGCTCGCGGACGGACGCAAGCAGGTGTCGTGTACCTCGGCGCTGTTGTCGGGCCTGGCGCACATCAGTTCCGCGCGGGCCGAGCATGTGCTGGCGCGGCTGGAGAACCGCGGCTTTCTCCGGCGCTTCTGCGGCGCCGGGAGCAACCCGTTGATCGAGCTGGCCTATCCCCCGGCCAGCAACCCCAGCGGGGCTGTGTGCGCGCACGTGCGCGAATCGGGGGGCGTATGAGCTTCACCGCGGTGGCCTGGGCCAAGAGCCAGCGTACGGGCAGCACGACGAACAAGGCCGTGCTGATCACGCTGGCCGAGTGCGCCGACCACACCGGTGCCAACTGCTACCCCTCTCACAAGTACATCGCCTACGTCTGCGAGTGCAGCGAGCGCACCGTCGAGCGCGCCATCCAGCAACTGGCCGCGCTCAAGCTGCTGGACCGGGTTCGACGCCGCAGACAGGACGGCAAGTACGGTGGGTATAGCTACAAGCTGCCGATCGAGCAAGCCCAGCTTGCGCTCGGGGAACCCACCGAATACCCACCCGACAATCTGTCCAGTGGACAAATTGACCAGTGGACAAATACGACACCAGCCACCCGACATTCACGACACCAGCCACCCGACACTGTGTCGGGTCCAGAACCGGGAGAAGAACCGTCAATAGAACCGGGAGAGGGCGCGCGCGCGCGCGAGGCTGTGGATAACTTTCGCCGGACCATTATCTGGCGCAAGTACCAGATCGACATCAGCGCCGGCCCCGCCGGCCTGAGCGAATCGCTGGTGATCGAGTGGCTCGACGAGCGCCGCGCAGAGCGCCGGCCGTGCAACCAGTCGACGGTGACGCTGTGGATGCGGGAACTGGCCCGGGCGGTGGACGAGAAGGGTTGGGAGGCGGACCAGGCGCTGACGTTCGCGATGGGCTGGCAGAACTTCTCGGCCGACTGGCTGGACCGGTACTCGGACACCGGGGCCAGGAAGCCGGAGGAAGCCACGGCCGGCATTGACGAGGCGTGGGGCCGCTTGGTCCAGCACTGCAGGCGGGGCCACACCATCGCCGAGGTCCGGCAGGAAAGCCCGGACCTCGAGCAGGCCGCCCGGGATCTCGGGGGCATGTCCCACCTGCGCAATCTCACCGAGCGCGAGATGGAGTTCCAGCGCCGCAAGTTCCAGTCGCTGTATCAACAGGCCACGGCTTCGAAGGCCGCGGCGGGGAGGTCGTGATGGATGTACAGACACCAGCCGCAAGGCGCACCGATCCCGACACCAGCCACGAGGCCGACGAGGCGGTCACCCGGTCCGGCCGACGGCACACGCAACGGGAGAAGGTCGCCGACGCCCTGACCCGCTGGCCGGGCCGGACCACGGCCGAGCTCGCGGAGAAGATGGGCACGGACCGCTACATGGTCGCCC